TCAACAGGGCCGATGGCCCACAGGAGGTACGCATGATCCGTTTTGATAACTACACCATCGACGCTGGTTTGAGCACAACCACGTTCGTGAACCACAAGCTGGGCTTAACCAAATGCTTTGTGGGTATAGAAGAGACCGGCGATTTCTTTGACCTGATGGACCAGATCGAAGACCAGTGGGATGCCGAAGAGGAACCCTACTCGGTTGTTCTGGACCGCCTATGGGAGCAGACCAATGGCTAAGGGAAATAAGAAGAAGGTGGAACTGCTACGTGTGACTTTGGCATATGTCATTCCATTTCTTGAGGATTATCTAGAGATGGCTCTTGAAAACGGTCATCCTGAATTTGTTGGGCATGCAGCGCTTGCGTTGAAAAAGGCACGCGATGCCATGAAGGAAACAAAATGACTAAAGCCCAGCGTATCTCCGCCCTGCAAGACAGGGTGCGCGTCTGCTGGGAAATGGCAGAAGTGTTTCTTCACGCCAAGGATGCTCACGGCCTGCATGACATGGGCGTTGAGATCCAAGGCATAAACTGGGCAATCAGAGAGTTGGAGCAGCTCAGTGACTAAAAGGCTCACGCTGCAAATGGTGGAGAAAATACAGGCAGAACTCGCTAAGCCAAAGGCCAAGAAGGAGGAGGTGGCAGAAAAGTTCGGTCTGTCCCTCCTGACAATGGTGAAGATGGATAAGCTCCGTCGAAACAACGGGGAGCGGATTGAGGTGAAGGCGGTCAAAAAAAATACTAAATAATGCAATTATCCCCTTGCAAGGTGATGCGATATCGTTCAAAGAGAATTGGTCAACGGGGTTACGGCCCCACAACAAGGAGACTGACAATGACTTATACCGCAGAACGCACCGCAGAGATCAACAACGACGCAGACGCCATCGCAGCCCTCAACGTAGGTGAAGGCGTATCGGTTTCGGTCTGGTCTGACGTTCACGCTTACACTATCGTCAAGAAGACGCCGACCACCATCACGCTGCGCCGCGACAAGGCCGAGCTTCTCAACCGTGAAGAACTCAACTTCATTCCCGGTGGCTTCGCCGCTCACTGCGATAACCAGCACGTTCAGAGCTACAGCTACGAAGCTGACCCAGAGGGCTACGAGATTAAGATCAGCCTGCGCCGCTGGGCCGATGAAGAAGGCAACGAGCGTCGCAAGTGGAAGAAGTCCGGCACGCGCACCTTCGAGGGTGGTGGCAACGCCTACGCCGGTCGCCACGCCTTTCATGACTTCAACTTCTAATAGGGGAGGGGGCCTTCGGGCCCCCGCAGGAGACCAGACATGGAAACGGCCAAGGAAATTCACGACCGCATCTTCGGTAAGCCCAAACCCAAGTTTGAAGAGGGGGAGGTCGCTTACACCACAAGCTCGAACTACCCGAACCACTATCACAAGGTGATCATCCTGCGCGATAACGGCGACAGCGTTGATTTCCGCACAGAGAACTTGCTCGGTTGCGCAATCGCCCCGCACTACGGTGTATGGTCCACAGACCGCAGCGCACGAACCAAATTGGTGAAGGAAAGCGAGATACCATCTGACGGCATCAAGCTCGATTGGCTGTGGAGCAAATAACATGATCACGACAGAAAGGCATAGGCATGACCTACGTTGACGTAACCAAGTTCGATGGCCTCGTGAAAGTTGATAACCATTTCAATGGTTTTGAAGAGGCGATGTGGAACATGATCAACAGCCACATTACCGAATGGCTGAAGGACGTGCGCATTGACGTATATCCCATTGACGGTAACATCCGCATGACCCTCGACATCTACGTTGAAGGCTCAGGCAACGAGATCGTCTTTGAGATGCCCTATGAAGAGTTCTTCCAAGAGCGGAACGACCAGCCGCCCGATATGGAACAGTTCCTACTGGCCGGCCTGAAGTATTACCAAGGCGTCTACGACTGCTTGCCGGGGGAAGAATGCCCCATGGAGGAGTGAGATGACACCACAACAGCGCCAAGACCTGAGCAGCCTGCTTCTGGCATTTGAAAGCGAGGCCATCGCCCTGTACGACCTGCAACGCGCAGACGCAGATCCAGAAGACTTTGAGGGCATCGACAGGGATAAGACTATCGCCAAGCGCCGTGCTGCACTGGAACGCATACGCGGCCGCATCCTCGACTTTAGCGACATGCCCATTGACGACGCAGAGAGGCTCCAAGCTCTAATCAACTGGAAGGAACAATAAAGCTTCCATCAACCTCAGCCCCGCCTTATAGGCATAGATGGAAGTCCACCCGCTGGCATATCGGGTCCAACATATGCCACTACCTTGCATTGCTTCGCCACAAGGGCTAGATAGACGGCTAATCGGAAGCCCTGTCCGTTTGCGGAGCACGCGATGAGTAAAGATAAGCCCAAAGGTGGCAGACCCAGCACATACACCGAAGAGATGGGAAACCTCATTTGTGATAAACTCACAGAGGGCATAAGCCTACGTAAGCTCTGCATGAGCGACGACTTCCCTAACGCTTCAACAGTCTATGTGTGGTTAGATCGGTTCCCTGAGTTCGCAGAGAAGTACGTACGTGCGCGCGAGGCTGCCACTGAGGACATGCTTGAGGATATCCTTGAGATTGCAGACCATCCCACGCTAGATGCGCAGGAGAAGCGTGTACGCATTGACGCACGCAAATGGGCCATGGGCAAGCTGAAGCCCAAGAAGTACGGCGACAAGCAGATTGTCGATGTCGGCAACAAGGAAGGCGAGACCCTCAAGACTGAGGTTTCCGGCGTTCCGCCTGAGTTGCTGCAAGAGTTGACAACCCTGATGCTTAAAAACCCCGCTGGCAAGTGACGCGCGACACAACAGTCCTGTCTCGCCTTGATGAGAGGCAGACCAAGTATATGCAATGGCAGAAGAGCTGGTGCGCAACGGCGCGCGAGAAGCAAGTGCCAGAAGTCGCTGCTGAGATGCAGGGACAAAGCCCTGACTTTACGGAGATGGGCTATTTGGCGGGGCGCGGTTTTGGTAAGACCCGCGTTGGGGCTGAATGGTTGGCGCGCAAAGTCTTTCTCGATCTGGCCTGTCACCCCAGCGCAGTGATAGCGCCCACCTATCAGGATATTAAGTTCACCTGCTTTGAGAACGGTCTGCTCAACATCATCCCGCCTGAGTTGATTAAGGCGTACAACAAGACTGACATGGTCATTGAGATGTACAACTGCGTCGGCGACGTTGCGGCGATACGCGGGTTCACGGCCGAGAAGCCTGAGCGACTGCGCGGACCGCAGCACACACGCATCTGGTGCGATGAGTTGGCCGCTTGGCAGTATGACGACACATGGGACATGGCCATGATGGGTCTGCGTCTGGGCGACAAACCGCAGGTGCTGTGGACGACAACACCGAAGCCCAAGGAGTTGGTGCGCAAGCTGGTCAAGCCAAAGGCCGGCCGCGTCATTGTGTCTGGTTCAACATACGACAACCGCTCCAACCTGCCTGAAAGCTTCTTTGACCAGCTCCAGCAGTACGAAGGCACGACGCTTGGCCGTCAAGAACTCATGGGCGAGCTTATATCGCCAGAAGAGGCAGGCATCATTAAGCGCAGCCAGTTTCGTCTGTGGTCTGCCAAGGTTCCGCTGCCGCGCTTCGACTGGATCATCATGTCGCTGGACACGGCGTTCACTGAGAAGACGTTCGACAAGCGCTCTGGTGACCCTGACGCCACCGCCTGCACGGTCTGGGGCGTGTTCCATCACGAAAAGCGCAACAACATCATGCTGCTCGATTGCTGGGAAGACCACCTTGGCATGCCGGATCTCATCCGTCGCGTGAAGAAAGAGATGGCAATCCCTTACGGCGACGATGCAGACCAAGCCCTGATCAAGCCACTGTTCGGGTCGAGCAAGCCCATGACCTCTGGACGCAAGCCAGACATCCTGCTGATTGAAGACAAGGGGTCGGGGATATCCCTGCGTCAGATGCTAGAGCGTGAGGGTCTGGACGCATACGCATACAACCCCGGTCGAGCGGACAAGCTTACCCGCCTGCACATGGTCAGCCCCGTCTTTGCACGTAAGATGGTCTGGCTGCCTGAGAGCGACAAACACGAAGGCCGTCCCAAGAACTGGATTGAACCGATGCTTGCGCAATTGTGCGCCTTCACAGGCCCCGGCAGCATCAAGCACGACGACTATGTGGACAGCGTGACACAAGCCATCCGCCTTTGCATAGACAAAAACCTACTTAATGCTGTACAAGCCCGCAAAGATGAGGTTGCTCCACCGCCCAAGCGCGTGGTCAATCCTTATGCCGTGTAAAAGGAACAGGCGATGGACGACGAAGACGAAAACATCCTGACCGGCGAAGTCATCGAGGTAGACGATGATGAAGATGAGGATGTTGTCGATACCGAAGATGGCGGCGCAATCGTAAAGCTGAGCGAAGAGGAAGACCGTCGCTCTGGTGATTTCTACGCCAACCTCGCCGAGGACATGGCTGAGAGCGAACTCAGCCGCATTGCGCAGCAGTTCACCGACCTGATCTCGAAGGATAAGGAAGCTCGCAAGCAGCGCGACAAGCAGTATGAAGAGGGCATCCAGCGCACGGGTCTGGGTGACGACGCACCGGGCGGCGCACAGTTTGAGGGCGCATCCAAGGTTGTGCATCCCATGCTGACCGAAGCCTGTGTGGACTTCGCCTCACGCGCCATCAAGGAACTGTTCCCACCGCAAGGCCCCGTCAAGGACTTCATCCCCGGCAAGCCAGAGGGCGACAAGGTCAGGAAGGCCCAGCGTAAGACCAAGTTCATGAACTGGCAGCTAACAATCCAAAGCCCTGAGTTCCGCTCTGAGCTGGAGCAGCTTCTGACGCAGGTGCCACTGGGTGGAGCGCAGTACCTCAAGACCACATGGAATGAGGCACGCAATCGCCCCAATTTCTTGTTCGTCGCCATTGACGAAATGTACCTGCCTTATGCCGCGACCAACTTCTACACGGCGCAGCGCAAGACGCACGTCCAGTATCTGACGCAGATCGACTACCAGAAGCGCGTCAAGGATGGCATGTATCGTGACGTTGACATCGGCCCAGTGAGCACTGAGCCAGACCTGTCCGGCGCAGAGAAGGCTAACAACAAGATCGAAGGCCGCAACGAGAGCAGCTACAACGAGGATGGTCTGCGCACCGTCTTTGAGGTGTACGCTCTGGCCGACATCGAGGGTGAGGGTGCCCTCCCCTACATCATCAGCATCGACAAGACCTCCAACAAAGTCTTGAGCATCTATCGCAACTGGGACGAACTGGACGAAGCCAAGGAAGAGCTTCAGTGGTTCGTCGAGTTCCCGTTCGTGCCGTGGCGCGGTGCGTACCCGATCGGCCTGCCGCACATGGTCGGCGGCCTTTCGGCTGCCGCCACTGGCGCGCTGCGTGCGCTGCTCGACAGCGCGCACATCAGCAACTCGCAGACGATGCTCAAGCTGAAGGGCGGCAGCAAGGGCGGCCAGTCGCTGGAGATACAGCCGACGCAGGTCATGGAGATCGAGGGCGGTCTGGCCGCGGACGACATCCGCAAGCTTATCATGCCCCTGCCGTACAGCCCGCCAAATGGTGTGTTGTTCCAATTGCTCGGCTTCTTGGTCGATGCCGGTAAGGGCGTGGTCCGCACGACGTTGGACGACATCTCGGACGGCAACCCCAACGCTCCGGTCGGCACGACGCTGGCCAAGATTGAGCAGGGCATGGTGGTGTTCTCCGCCATCCACGCACGCTTGCACAACAGCATGCAGAAGCTGCTCGGCATCCTGCACCGCCTCAATGCGATGTACCTCAACGATGAGGAAATCGAAGAGGAAGTCGGCGAGGAGTTGGCAACCCGTGAGGACTTTGAAGGCCCACTCGACGTTGTTCCGGTGTCCGACCCGAACATCTTCTCGGAAGCCCAGCGCTTTGCTCAGGTTCAGGCTGTGGCCCAACGTGCTGCTGCCATGCCCCAGCTTTACAACCAGCGTAAGGTTGAAGAGCGCATCCTTGACACGCTGAAAATCCCGAACGCCAAGGATCTGCTTAATCCTCCGATGGAGCCAAAAGAGCAGAACGCGGTGAACGAGAACGCTGCCGCGACGATGGGCCGGCCGGTTGTTGCCTTCCCAGCGCAGGACCACATTGCGCACCTCAAGACGCACTTGGCATACATGATGAACCCAGTGCTGGGCATGAACCCGATCATTGCTCCGGTCTACCTCCCGATCATTCTAAACCACCTCAAAGAACATTTGGCCCTGTGGTATGTTTCAAGCGTGCTGGAGTTGTC